TAAGAATTATTTGGGGTACAAACAGAGCATTTCCATCGACTAATGTTACTAACGCAGGTAATGCCACACCAGAAACGGTATATTAAAAATTAAACTATTTCATAACAGTCTAGTAAGGAGAAACAACAATGGCTAAAGACGAAAACAAAACCATTACTGTAAATGACGTTGAATACAACTTAGCTGATTTTACTGATGAGCAAACAATGGAACTGAATCATATTCAGGACCTGAATCGAAAGATTGCTAACGCTCAATTCAACCTCGACCAGTTAGCCGTAGGTCGTGACGCATTTGTAACTCGCCTGGCAAACTCTTTGCAAAGCAAAGATAAGTCAGAAGCGGCGTGAGAAAACAATGACTACTAAGAAAGTCACGAAGAAAAAGGCAGTAAAAAAAGTGAACACTAAGACAATCCAGGACGCACACGACCGCATCGATGCGGTTGAGAAGGACCTGGTCGCAATCAAGACGCAGATCGAGATTCAATTTAAAGAGATCTTTGTTCGAATCAAACGTCTTGAAGGAATTATGATCGCTTCCAGCGCAGCAATCATTATGATGCTGGCTGGTTTGCTGATGGGCAAGTGACGCAGGATCTGTACGTTGGACCCGGTCAGTATAATTGGGATTGCAACTACAGCATACAAAGGCTTGAGGACTGCCGTCGAAGCAGGTCGAGAGATCCAGGATGTGATGGGCCAGCTGACGCAGTGGGCGGGCGCGATTGCGGACCTGGACAAACTCGACGAGTTAAACAAAAAGAAAAAGTCCTCAATATTCACTTCACTCATACCCAAGAATGGCTCCAGCGTAGAGCAAGAAGCCATGAAAATTTATACCGCCAGAATCCAAGCGCGCGAGCAGCGTTCAGAAGTGCTGCGGCTGATTGGTTATACACAGGGCGAGCATGGGTTGCGTGAGTTTATCGAGCTCGAAAAAAAGATCAGAGCTGACCGCAGAAAAACTGCACACGCCGAGCTTGAGCGCATACAAAAATTAAAAGACATTGGTGTAGCTATACTGATAACAGTGCTGGCTGTTGGTACGCTAGGCCTAATGCTAGTGTTGATATTGATGATACAAGGGGTAGACAATGGCTAAGAAACCAGGGCTATATGCAAACATTCACGCAAAGCGTAAGCGCATTGCAGAAGGATCAGGCGAGAAGATGAGAAAGCCTGGGGCTGAAGGCGCACCAACGGCTGACGCATTCCGCAAAGCTGCAATGAAGCGCATGAAAAAGAAATGACCAAAGAAGATTACGATTTAAATGGAAATGGCGTGATCGATCCCGAAGAAAGAGCGATCATGCTCGAAGATCGTCGGCGCATGATGGATGACAATGATGCCAAACGTGACGCTCAAAGGCGGATTACTTACTTTGCTGCGAGCGGTATTCTGCTGTTTCCTTTTAGCGTTGTGGCTACTGAGTATGCTGGTCTTAGTGGAGCTAGTAAGTTACTCGCGGATATGAGCACGATTTATTACGGCAGCATCTCGGTTGTTGTTGCCAGCTACTTTGGCTTCTCAAATCTGGGAGATAAGAAATGATGCAGTTATTAGGCAGCCTGGTCGGTCCTGTTACTGGATTGCTGGATAAGTTTATTGAAGATAAGGATCAGAAGAATGCACTGGCGCATGAGATTGCAACGCTCGCAGAGAAACAAGCACACGAAGCTGCAATGGCCCAGGTCGCAGTCAACCAGGCGGAAGCTAAACATCGCTCTATCTTTGTCGCAGGTTGGCGACCTTTTGTTGGTTGGATTTGCGCTGTTGCACTTGGCTGGCATTTTGTACTTGCTCCACTTGTTTTATTTATTGCGAATGCAGCAGGGGTTTTCGTAGAGATCCCACAGTTTGATATGGATTCTTTGATGACTGTATTGCTGGGTATGCTGGGCCTGGGTGGATTGCGTACCTATGAGAAAAAGGCAGGGCTAACCAAATGAATGACCATCTACTCGCACAGATCAAGCGACACGAAGGCCTGGTCAAGCACGCGTACCAGGATCACCTGGGTTACTGGACCATTGGCTACGGTCGGCTGATCGATGAGAAGCTGGGCGGCGGTTTGTCAGAAGATGAGGCCAGCTTCCTGCTGCGTAACGATATCGCCAGGGCGTATGCAGATCTGATAAACAATCATCCCTGGGTTGAGGATCTTGATGCTGCGCGTCGTGATGTGCTGATCAATATGTGCTTTAACATGGGTATCGGTAGGCTGAATAAGTTTGTTCAGACCCTGGCTGCTGTTCGAGCTGGCGAATATGAAGCGGCTGCCAGCGAAATGCTGGATTCTTTGTGGGCGGAACAGGTTGGAAACAGAGCGAAAGAGCTTGCGGAACAAATGCTAACAGGGCAATATAAATAAGACATTAGATGATACTCATCGATTGTTTTCCTAAGGGCTGATCCAACGCCCGTTGGTGATGAATTAACCCAGGCCGCAAAGCCTGGGTATTTTTTTACAAGATAGTCATTCCATTTTTCAGGCCTCGAGCACGCTGGATCCAGCCGCGTCGCTCGATCGATGCCAGGTGCTTCGCAATCGTTGCCTGGGCAATCCCAAACTCTTTAGCGATCTTTCCCTGGGTGGGGGTGGTCCCGTTGTCAGCGTAGTATTTCTCGATGTAATCCATTACCTCGCGCTGGCGCTCAGTCAAATTAAACTTTTGGTTTGTCATTTATCTGCGCTCCCAATTTTGCCAGGCAGTTGTTGTACTTCTCAACGACCTTTGTTTCTTGTTTCTTTTCCAGCTGCTCGATACTTTTCCAATTCGATTCCTTAAACTCACGCAACAGCGACATACGCTTACGCGGCTCGACCTCTTTTCCTTCCTTGTCTTTCTCGGTATTGGTGTAGGTATCCATTGTTTTGAGTAGCTTTGTTAGGAACGCATCCTTGCCAGCAACAGCTGGTCCCATCTTTTTTCCCTGGTGGGTTAGCATCTGGAACATCTCGCCAGGCTCGGCCTCGATGACCTCGGCTTCGATAGCTTGCTCGGCTACTACCTCGGGCGCTGGCGCTGGTTTAGGCTCAGGCTTTGGCGCTTCGATACGATCCAACGGGTTGGGCGGCGGAGTCACGTCGCGCTCCGGCACGTTGTAATCTTCTGCCTCCTCCCTGGTGATCGCGCCACTCAACGCATCTGGGAACGCATCGCGTACAGCAAAGCCGCGAGCTCGCATCTGTAGCATTCGATCTGGGTACTGCTTCCAGGGTGGGGTACGGCCCCAGAGTCCAGCCAGTTTGGCATCTTTAACTGAGAATGATTTGGTTGTAACCTCGATCTCCTCACCGTAGCGGCGCTTGATCGTGCAGGTTGCGGTACGGGCATCGCCATCACCATCGATAACTTCCAAAACGCCAGCGCATCGAGGATCGTTTTTAACCAGGGCTAACAACGCATCCCCGTAAACGCTCGGCTTACCGTTGATGACAGCGATATTCTGTAGGGCCTGAAGCGGCGGCAAGCCTACTTCGTAACCCCATTGAACTGCGACCAGGATGTCTTGCGGTTTACCCTGGTATTGTTTCGGGACCATGTTGCTGGTCGCCAGCATCTTCGAGAAGTCCATCGCTTCTGCCATGTTCTTCGGTGCTAGGCTGGGTAACTTACTCATTGGTTAATAACTCCTTGATGGTGATTGTCTTTTGACGGCTGGTCGATTCTTCTTTTGCTGGGATCAGCTCATGCCCACATTCTGGGCAGCACTGCGCTGGCTTGGCTTTGGTTGTGCGCCAGGGCCAGGCGACCTGGATGGTCCGGCCTGAGTCAGTGTAGATCTTGCCTTTCTTGTTCTCGCCCAGGGCTGCCATCAATGCCAGGCTGGCATCGTGCTTTTCTTTTTCTGCGTGTTTCGCAGTCGCAACGGCTTGCTGGTAAACATCGACGGCTTGCACCAGGTCAGCATCGAGATCGATGTCGGCATCTTCGTCGGCTGGCTCTGAATACTTGCGCGCCATCTGCTCAGTGTCCACCGGATCCGGATAGGTCCCAGCTGTAATGTGACTTTCGAAATCCAGCACTGCATCGAGGATCATTCCCTGGGTAGATTGATGCACACCGAACACATGAATGTGAATGTCGCGACCCTGGTAGCAGGTAAAGAGAATCCCATAGTCTGCCTTGTGGCACATCATCCCTGCTTGCAGCTGGATAGGACCTCGATACAGCGGCGGATCGTCATTCTTCCTGGGTACGCTGGTGAACTTTGCCTCCAGGATAACCTTGCCATCCAGGCGCATCTCACCGTCGTTGTTCATTATCTCGATGTTCTTCGAGTAATCAGCGCGAATGGTGATCGGCTCCGGCAGATCGATGATCCCATCGTCGGAGTAATACAGCTGAATATCGTCGTGTTTCTTTGCTGCTTCTTCGCCATCTTCGGTGTGGTGATACAGCAAACCAGGATCGATACCCAGGGCTGCCAGGCCACGCTCTAAGATCAACGGCTCCAGGGCCGTTCCTACGTCCGCAGGGAGCGAATCTAATTCTGGTCGAGGCTTACCCTCGATTGCATCACGCGCCCGATCCAGGACATCGTAGGCGTTCTGGTAAGGGCTAAAACCCATGTAGGCTGGCAGTACGCTGCCGCTCAAATGCTCGTCTGGTGATAATTTAGCCATCTTTGTTTTCCTTAATTAGTTTGTAGACAGCGTGTCTACCGTTGTTGCGATAATTTTTTTCCAGGGTTGTCTGGATGTTGAACCCTTTAGCACGAAGGTCCGCGATCCTGGAGCGGAGGGCGAATCCTGCGATAAAGTCTGAATGGGTGATACCTTTGCCGCGAGCGCGTCGCAGCTTGGTCAATACTGTTTGCTCGCTTGCATTCATTTCTTACACTCCGGGTTACGTTTCTCATAGTCAGGCCAGTACCCAGCGCAAACCATCATGTCGTATTCGCTGGCGCGTTCGACCTCATCTTCGTAATCGAAAGATCCAACCACGCCCAGGGCAGCGCCCAGCAATAGGCCAGTCATCACCACACACAACAGCTCACGTTTCGTCAGCTTCCCCATTTTCCAACCTCCATCGGTATTTAATTAATGCTTCAGTTTTTGCAGCTTCGACGTACTTGCTGCGGACAAATTCTTCAACACACGCAATGTAATCGTGTTGTTCGATCTGCTTGCCAAAGATCTGATCCACACCCAGGACCTCAGTCGCTTCGTATATGTACTCCCTGGTCTGGTCCAGATTCTCAGGGCGCATCGGTATATCATCGAGGATGTCGTTGGTATCTTCTTCATGCCAACGCGAGTCCTCGTACCAGTCCATCTTCTTCTCGATGCGAGGATTCTCTGGCGGGTTTGGATCTCTCATGCTGCACATACCTCGCAACGGTCAATCACATTCTTAACCTGCTGGGCTGCCCACTTAGGACCATTCGCCAGGTCAGGTAGAACTGGGTTGTTGTTCTTATCGATGCGGAGCGGAACCTTCCAGGCGTTGAGCTCGTCGGCGATCTTACGCAGCGAGTCGTAGCCGTAGCCGCGTAGCTTCTCGATGTAAGGCATCACACGATTGGCATTGTCTGCGGCCTTACGCTTAGCAGCTGCACCACCAGCGGCAGCGCCTTTGCTGGGATCAGGTGAGCCCAGGGCTTTCTTCTTCTTGACCTGGGCCAGCGCTTCCCTGGTACGACGTGAGATCCGACGGCTTTCGAACTCAGCCATCGATGCCAGCAGCTGGATAGTCAAACGTGAAACGTCTGGATCGTCCATGTTGGGCATATCCAGGGCGACGAACTTCACGTTCGAGTCCATCAAGTTAGCGATAAAGGAAAGGTTACGCGCTAGACGGTCCAGCTTTGCCACCACCAGGACAGCGCCAGTATCTCGACACTCTGCCAGGGCGGCTAACAATTCTGGGCGGTAATTCTTGCGGCCTGATTCGACCTCGATGTACTCGCCAGCAATGGCGACATCCTTGTCAGCACACCAGCCAGTAACTGCATCACGCTGCGCGTTTAAACCGTTGCCAGCCTCTCCCTGGCTGGCAGTCGATACGCGGTAATAGACGATCGCTTTCACTTTGAACCCTCCGCTAATTCGACGCAGTATTCGTAGGCTTTGCTGCGACAGTTACCAGGGACCGCGTAGTATTCGCGGCCTGGAGTGCGCACTACCCAGGTGTTGCGCTCCCCTGGATTGGCAAGGTATCCGTATGACCAGGCATCCGGACCTTTGCCGTTGAATCCCTTGATAACGTATTCGCTCATGCCATCGCCTCCTCGTTAGCGGCCTCGATCTCGGCCTCGATTAACAAGGCCTCCCAGTACTTCTTCTCGCCTTCCATCTTCTTGTAGGCTGGGCTTTCGAACTTCACGCCCACGCTGCTGTAGAAGTTGACATCGAAGTAGTCAGTCATGATGTCGCTGCCGTCGTAGTTGTAAGCCGCGATGATCTCTTTGACCTTCTCCTCGATCTCGCGGTATCCATCACTCAAGCACACACGCTCGGCGTAAATGCCGTAGCCACCGTCAGGGTTGTAATCTGGGTTTGCCTTCCAGAAGTAGAACCCAGGGGCAACATCGACCAAGTAAGCGCGCAAAGCACGACCGCCAGAGAAGCGATCGATTGTCACGCTGTACTTGATGTTAGGGCCAAAGTAATCTTTGATCTCTTTGCGAACTAACTTGGCAATGTCTTTGATATCCATGCCAGCTTCATATTTAGGGCCGTATGATTTTTCGTACATTTCTTTCTCCTAACTAATTAATCCCACAAACAAAGTATAGCGCTTTCTAATCGTATTGCAAGCGCCATTCGATAGCTTTTTTAACCAGGCTAAATGCCTTGATCTCAACACTTTCCCAGGCGCCTGATTCAGCCAGGCGATCGGCCCGTTCCTTTGCTTCTTCTTCGAACAAAGTCACGACCCCGACCAGGCCCTCCAGGACAACCGCGTAAACGGTTGCATTCTCTGGAAGGTAGCCAAGCTCACCAAAGCGCTCTGGTTGATCTTCTGTATACATCATGCTTCTATCCGACCCCTCTCGTAGTCACCCACGAAATTTTTAGCCATTGCGTAGAGCCTGGCTAATGCGTTGATCTCCAAGTTGGTCCAGCTCTCGACATCGTGCTCGTAGTACTTGTCGAGTGCTCCGACCATCTCATCAACAGTCACCGCAAAGGCACAATAATCGGTAACTGCTTTAGCCATGTCACACCTCCTTAGGCTGGGTAAACATCCAAGACTGCGGCGTTGCACCACTCGCAGGTCAAGCGATACTTGCTCAAGATCGCGTTAATCTTCTCGTTGACTCCGAAGTCATCCATGCCCTCGATGCCGCCATCCCAGCCGCCATCGGTCATGATGTAGTAGTCGGCCCAGATGTCGTCGCCGTAGTTTTCTTCGGCGCTGATGCGGAAGTAATCCTCATCACCGTCCCAGGTGCCTTCGTACACTGGGCAGCCGATCTTCTTCAATGCGTTAAATGCTAAACGTGCGTTCTTTTTCATTTCATTCTCCAGTTAAAAATTCATCCCACACCAAGAATTATAGACCTGTTTGATAGCCTGTCAATAGCTAATTTACACCTTAGTCCCAAATTATTCCTGTTACCCACTTAAACCCGAACGGCTCTGCCATCTCGTACCAGCCACCAGGCTCGCTAGTTGCGAACCCTTCCAGCTTCCCGAGCCATTCGTTTGCCTTGCCCAGCGCTTCGTTGCGCTCGGCGATGATGTCGAAGCCGTCGGCCTCGATCTCGATAGAATCGCCAAAGGCGACAAATACATACTTACTCATCGTTATCTTCTCCAGGGTTAGTTGCTGGGACCTTGCCAGTTTCCCAGATGTAGGCGACCTCCATCGAGGTAGCGCCAGGCGGGCAGTAATCGTCCATCCAGAACTCGATCATTTCCCAGTAGTCGTTTTCGTAGCTCATCTTAAAACTCCATCTCGTAGTTAAATTCATCAGGGACCAATTCGAAGGCCATAAACTTTTCGTAGGCCTCCAAGACTTCTTTTGCTGCGCGCTTGGCGACGTAGGATCGTGGGTAATGAGCGTGCTCAGCGTTTTTGTTGATCAAGTCAGCCATCATGTAGCCAGGGTTGCAGTATTCTTTCGGGAGCTTCCAGACAACAGCGACCTTTGTGCCATCGTCTGCGTATAAAGCATCGTGATTAGGCTTTAAGGCCCAGATATAATCGCCGTTGGGGATTTCGACCCCGCCTTTCTCTCGTTTCCAAACACCACTCATTACGCTGCCTCCGCGAAGATTTCACCAGGAGCCCAGCGGAACACTGTAGGATCCGCGACATCGCGCAACCATCCTCCGGGCTCGTCACCAATCTCGGCCTCGATCTTTGGGTTGCTGCCCGCGATCGCAGTAGCCAACACATCGTTGCTAGACTTCACTGCAACAGTGACAGGACCAACAATGTATTTGTAAAAGCGTTTCATTTCTTTCTCCTCAATAGCCAATCAATATCCATCCCACACCTAGAACTATAGTGCGATATCTCATATTGTCAATAGCGCAATCGGTATTTTTTTAAATTATTTTGACAGCCTATGAATAAACGACAGAAATCGGACAACCTGGTGAGCTTTTATTTGCGCTTGCCAGCTGAATTAAAGGACCGCATCGACCAGGAGTCGAAAGAACGCGGGACCAGCCAGGCCCAGGTCGTGGTTGATCTTTGCCAGCGCGCGCTGGATATGCCAAAGATGGACCCGGAGCTAAAGAAATGGCTGGGACGTGTCGCGCAGTGAGTGAGTTGATCAACTTCATCGTACCAGGCAAGCCAGTTGGCAAAGGCAGACCTAGATTCGGTCGAGGCCGGGCATACACGCCCAAGACCACCGTCGAGTATGAGAAGTTGATCGCAGACTGTGCGCGACAGGTATTCGGCAGCCAGGAGCCAACAGAGATGCCATGTCGGATGCAGATTGACGCTTTCTTTCCGATCCCAAAGAGCTGGCCCAAGTACAAGCGCGAGGCCGTCGAGAAAGGCTGCGGCGGGTATCGACCAGGCAAGCCCGACATCGATAACGTAGCAAAGGCCGTACTCGATGCGCTGAACGGAATCATTTACAAAGATGACAGCCAGGTCTGGGAGCTGGGCGTGAGCAAGCGTTACGGCAACCCAGCGCTCCTGGTGACGATCATCGTGGACAATTAAAAGAACAATGAGAATCACCAATGCCCAAACCCGAAACGCTGCGCAACAAAGATCTGCGCCAGTACTCGATCTTGCCGATCAGAGCGGTCCAGGATCCGAACATCAATCGTACAGCTGCGCTGGCGGTGCTTGCTGTGATCTGTAGCTACACCGACGAGCTGGGCCGGACATTCGTCAGCCAGGCCAGGATCGCAAAGGACCTCGGCATATCTCGCCAGGCAGCCAACAGACAGGTCCGTAAGCTATTCGAGCTTGGCTACCTGGTACACGCTAAGAAGCAGTACAAAGGCCAGAGCACCAACACGATCAAAGTTATCTACGACAAGCAGGTCAAGACAGAGAAAGCAGCCAGGTCGGCTCTATCAGCACGAGAACAAATGGAGCTGGCAGAACGTGAAGCTGGTCTACATGAGGCAGTACATAAGCCTGTGGATAACTCTGTGGATAACTTCTTAAAAGACTGTGAGCAAATGCAACAGGTGCAACCCCAGATGTTGCATGAGGGTGCAACCTCTAGTGTTGACAGGGGTGCAACCTCAGAAGTTGCACAGAACGAGTCACTAACGAGTAAGGATAACGTAAGTAAGGGGAATGTAAGAATAATGCTGGGAATGTTTTCCAGAGCTGGTGACACGATGGGACAGGCTCGAACAGTGTCAGATCGTGATTGGCAGGTCATGGAGTCGTGGGTTAGGAACGGCCTGGACCAGGAAACCTGGCAGCAGATCCTCGATAACCATGTGAGCTGGTGTAAGCGTGAACGCAGGGACATGGCTCGAGGCATTGGTTACTTCGCTGAGCCTGTTAAACGCATACTGAGCAAGAGCCAGGACCGCCAGCTCAACAAGTTGCTGCGGCAAGTGGCTAACAATCTCAGAATGGATGGGCCCAGGAGGCGCTGATGTCAACGATGCTAACGAGCGTTTGGCCGATGGACGGCACGATCGCGCATCAAAAAGGCTCGCGATCCTTTCTATACCTTTGCCCCCCGGCACCCCCCGCTTCTGTACGGGGGTTCCACATAAATATTTTCCCGTTTTTTGTGAAAAGCGGATTTAACCTGGAGAAAAACATGAAACGATACAACGTAACCCAAGCAATCGAGATACAAGGCCGAGATAAGCCAATGTGGCACAAGCATGGTGTGGCCTTCGAGAATCCTGGCAAGCCTGTGCGGATTAAGCTGGAAAGCCTTCCTATGCCGAATAAGGACGGTGAGGTATGGCTTACCCTGTTCGAGGACACGAAAGGCGCTGAGAACGGCTCTCAGAGCCTCCCAGGGAATGACTTTGGTTCTGCTCCTGCCTCAGATGAGGAAATCCCGTTTTGAGAAAAGGTAGAAAGCTAACGGAAGATCAGGTGCGCAAGATCCGCAAGCTGGATAAGGATCGGGAGATGTACCGCGAGATGGCGCTCAACTTGAGTCGGCGGAAGCTGGCAGAGAAGTTTGGCGTATCGCAGTCGGTAATTTGGTCTGTAACCAACTATGCTGCGTACATCGATGTCAAGTGATCGGCAATATATGCTGGAGTGCGAGGCCAGGTATTGGCTGGCTTCGTACAAAAAAATTAAAAAGCACAAGCGGCGCTGGTGGAACGAGCGGAAGGATTCGATCCGGAAGAAACGAGGGGAAGCTGGGCTGCAGCTGCTGGTAGATGAGATGAATAGACAAAATGGAACATGAAGCAATGTATGTGTGTGATCGCTGTAAGGAAGAAAAGCCTTTTAGCGAGATCGCGGAAATGAGTATGCCTGAAGATATTTGTAATCCCTTTATGGCGATGACGTGTATTTGCTGGGATTGTCTTGTCGGAAACTTGGGTGAGGATGTAAGTGATGGCGAGAACGAAGGGTAGCGGTAAAGGGAACGATACGAAGCGCTCGCCCCTGGGCAGGTTTGGGGGTGTGCGTATGGTCCAGCGTCGCGTGGGCCGCTCGGAAACGCTGTACCAAAACAAAGAAATGGTGGCTGCCGAGCTGATCGCCCTGGGGACCGCGAACATAACTGACATTGTAAATCTGGATGGAACGATCAAGCCGATGGAAGAAATCCCGGATCACGCCCTGGCGGCAATCAAAAAAATCTCTGTTCGAGAAGGCAACGTCACGATCGAGATGCACGACAAGGTGGCGACGCTGCGCGTCCTGGCAAAAGCGTCGGGAATGCTGGATGCCGAGCCGCACCAGGAAAAGCCGTCGATTATCGGCATAAACATGAAAGGCCCAGCGCCTGTAACCGAATACGAGGAAATCGCAAATGGCGAAGAAAGTATCGAGGAAGAAAGTCACCGAGATCCAGCAACTGATCCTGGATCTGAAGATGAGCCCAGCTGAGATCGCCCGGCGCTTCGGCAGACCTGAGCAACACATTCACGATATGCTGGCGAACAAACGCAAGCCGGATATGGTGATCCTCGATTCGCTTCGAAAGCTGAAAGAGTCCATGATCAGAATTAACAGGGTGTGAATAACCTGTGGATAACTTACCCGCTTTAAATTTAGATTTCTCGAACAGCCCGACCGTTTGGGACTTTTTGCATAACGATTCTTTTGTGCGTGGATTGATGGGGCCAGTAGGTTCAGGAAAATCTTACGGCTGCGCCGCTGAGATTATGTTGCGCGCGGTCCGCCAGGTACCCAGCCCCAGAGATGGGATTCGATACTCGCGCTTTGTTATCGTGCGAAATACCTATCCCGAGCTGCGCACCACCACCATCAAAACCTGGCAGGAGCTGTTCCCTGAAGATGTGTACGGCAGTATGCGCTGGCAACCGCCTATCACGCACCATATCAAACTTCCGACGCGAGGTGATGTGCCTGGCATCGATTGTGAAGTGATCTTTATGGCGCTCAGTTCTCCCCAGGATGTTAGAAAACTTCTGTCTTTGGAATTGACTGGGGCCTGGGTAAACGAAGCGCGCGAGCTGCCGAAGGCAGTGATCGATGGATTGACCCACCGCGTGGGCCGATATCCAACAAAGTCGGATGGTGGTC